TGGGGTAAAGGTGCATTCAATGCAGCTATACAAGCCCAGGGATTGTTATTGAAGGTCGGGGGACTTATCATTGACAGGCGCGAAGTCTTGCACGGTAAAATAGATCAAATGTCAAGGGGTGAAGTAGAAAGACGGCTTCAAGACCTACTCGGACAAAAAGTAGTCGGGTCAATTGAGCATCAGTCGGGTGATAAACAAATCGAAAGTAAGTAGTCGGGTCTATAGGTCGGGTTATTAGTCGGGATTGTCGGCTTCTTTGCGCTTGCGTTCTTTTTCTTTACGCTCATTGTGTTGGGCTTTCACCCAAGCATCCGTTCTTTGCTGCCAGTCGGCATCATTCATTAGATAGCTCTTCTTTTATCTTAAAAATTTTTTTAAAGTGTTAAGTTCTTCTTCGGATATATTCATAACAGAATTAACCCAAACAGCACTTGTATCATTCCAATATTTCTCTCTATCTTTATCAAAGTAATCATTATCTCCAAACTCAATACCATAAAACTCAGATAAGATTTCTCTATCTGTTATTTTGCCTTTCAGATAATCATCTTCAGTAAAGGTATTATAATAGTTCCATTCGTCATATTCTCTTTCTCCGTCTTGTATTCCTATCTTAACTATTATCATCAGAAATCTCCTTATCAAATTCACTCCATGAACCAGCGTAATCAGTTAAAACAACATATTCATTGGGATCTTCTTTTGCTAGATCGTTTAATATAAATGTCTTATACCCAAAGCTTGTTAATATTTTTGTGAATAACAGTATATTTGCATAACCATCCATCCAATACATGTAATTGCCTTTATCTTTTTTAAAAAGTATTGGTGAATTACTTATAGTTTCAAATCTATCTATTTGGTCAAAATAAAAACTACGTGTAGATGTATGGTAAAGACCATAAATATCATCTATCTCAAATTTTAAACTTATTTCCTTCATCTTACTTTCTCCCATTATTAAACATAATAGAATCCACCATCTCTGGTAGATTCGATATATTCAAGAATCAGAAATCTCCCAATTAATATCTTCAAGTTCATAATAAACAATCTCAGCGTCCACCAATCCGTCTTCTACATCTACACCGATTATTTCGCTTTCGTTTTTAAATTCGTCAGCGTCAAAGTGATAAGAAATCTTTTCATCAAAATAATACATACTTTCCCATTTACCCTCTGATGAATCGTGATCCCATTCCTCATACTCTTTTGCAAAAGTATCATTACCCAACCACACATATTTGAATGATCTGCCATTCTTTAATTCTGCGTATATCAATTTTGATTTTTGATTACTCATCAGAAATCTCCTTCACTTCCAACACTTTTACTGGCGAATACCACGCATCTTTTTCTTGAAAATCCTCTATCAAATTTAAAACACAATTACTCGTTACTGGATCACCTGTATGACAAGTGAAATCATCTGTAATATCTACATCAACGATTAATCTTATTTCCACTTGTTTAACTGTCATCAGAAATCTCCTTTTTGAATTGATCTAACCGTTCATCTAATAGATAATCTTCCTCAGTTTTTAAATCTAAACTTTTTTGAAACTGTTGAAATAGTGTTGGGTATGCTTCTTCCCACTTCAAAGCATTATCAGAAAATTCCATTATCTTTGCGATAACAGTTTGATAATCTTTTTCTTCCAAAAGTTCATCTTTTAACTTGGTTTCGCCAAAGGCTATTTCAAAAATCTCCTCAATAAATTTATCTTTATTCATGATTGGCTCTCCTTATATTTGAATATGGAATCATTTACCTTTCTGATATCTATTACCATTTCATCAAAATCGTATCTGTCTTGTTCTTGATATTCTGAGGGAAAAAACTCTCTATCCACAATCTCCCAATCTTTGACAACATAAACTCCATTGTCACAGTTATCAGTATCTAAAGATTTATAAGCACCAACTCCAAGAGATAGAGTTCCACCTAATGAATTACCAATTAATTGAGCAAGTCTAGCGATCCCGTAATTTGAATCATCATTGCACCGAATCCCATATAATTTAGCTACATATAAAAATGGTTCAACGCTATCGCGCCCGCCATTCCAATGTAGATATAGTGAGTTCCAATCTTCTTGTGGTGTATCTTCTTCTTTAATTGTTATTACTGCTCTGTTACCCATTTTCTTTCTCCGTAGTTATTAAAAGTCTAGCGTCAATTGTATCATTATTATAAACAAATTGTCACCACTTATGATATTTATCTTTACTATAAGCGTGAAAATGTGGGGGATAATCGCATTAGAGGGGGTTCTTGTCCTCATGCATCTAAAACAAAAGAGATCCAGACCCAATGTCGGGCTAACATTTGGTCGGGTCGGGTCTTAACTTGTCGGGTCGGGTCTTATATTTGAGGGATGATATATATAGAGATGATATTGATATATAGAGTGATGATATTGATATTGTCGGGCTGTCGGGTCGGGTCTTATTATTATAGCACTAGTCATGACCACCAGAGAGACTAATGAATGATAGATGATGATGATATATATGGTTCTTTTTTGCCATGCTAGGGCTAGGGCTACCTGGTTTTAATGGCTTATATCGAACCTAGCGAAGCCGTTTATATTATCCAGGCATAAAAAAACCCCAGTTAAGGGGTTAATGGCGGGTTATTTAAATGAGACCGCCGCTCATTTACCACGGAGGTTAATTAGTTAACAACAAATCCGCTATAATCTTTTTTGGCTTTTCCTTTGGCCTTTAGTCCTACAATTACATTAATTGGATCTAAAAACCTAAGGTCGGTTAAGTCACCGTTAATAACTTTTTTACCTTTAAATGTTTCAGGCAATTTATCGCGAAACACTACCGCGCTGTTATTGGGTACAGTATTAAAGTAATTGCTATATTTTTTGTTAGCCTCAGAATAAGACCAAGTTAAACTGTAGTTTTTAATATTGGATACTTTTCTATTCGGTATCTTAGTGTAATCGTAAAACGTTATATTTGGGAACGTATCGAATACATTTAAACCGTTAACCTTGATCAATTCATATTGAATATCACTAGTACCATTTAAACGAATGGCTGCAACCTTGCCTTTTTTAATACAATGCTTTTCTATCTTTACGATATCAGCGAATAATTGGCGCATAAACTCATTGCGATCATTTAAGAATAGATCGGTTTTACGTTGCCTTGCCTTTTGTATGGATGGATAAACGCCACCTAAACCCGCAGTATTTAAACAGGCATTTTTACATTTAGCCACGTTTTGAAATGGGCATATTTTGGTATTGACTGGGCGTAAGTGCAATATAAAGGTTAAATATTTATCGCTTTGCTTATTGCTCTTTTCGGTTTTTGGATTGCTTCGTCCATTAGATATTAAGTTAAGTTTCATTATATAGCCCTCCGAAGGCTTAGTTAAGATTGGAATTAATCTTAATAGAGTACATCAGTTGCCTGATGCACTCGATAAGACTAACTAATTACATGCCACAAGTATGTCTTCCCATTGGCATAACGTAATCATCCCATTCAGAAATTTTAATAAGCTGTTCACCATTCCATTTATAATAGGTGAAGTTCGCGGTTAAAATATCTGATTTTCTTTTAAAAGCTATAAAATGCTCATTAAAATTTGGATACGATTTACTTAATACTTGAGCGTGCCTATCACTTCTAAATTGCGCTGGCTTGTATTTCTCATTAAAAGCTTTAATTGATGAATAAGATTTAAAAGCTATTGCTTGGTTTTTTGGTCTTCTTGCTATGTACATATTGCTGCCCTCCGAGGCTAAGAATACCCCCTCGAAATGAGGGGGACTTGGTTGGTTTATAGTCCTTGTTTAATCATTTCTTGGCAAAGTTTTTTAGCATCAACATATAATTGGTCAACTTCTTCTTGCCGACCCGATGCCATCATTAAACCCATAAATTGAAGTTTAAATAATAATACTTCTGCTTGAGTTTGTTCTACTTCTTTTATTGCTTCTTTCATTTGTTCGCCCTCCGAGGCTATTTGTTTAAATGAATCTCTATTATGAAGCATTAGAAACATAATGTATACAACTAATTGATTTATTTTAGGGACTCTATGAGGTTGGAAAAATCGGTAAATCGGGCGGGTCGGATATTAACCGACACCCCAATATCAGGTTAGGTACTTAGACATCCTTACCATGACAATAAAACACATAGTTGAGCAAAGGTATCTCAACAATCCATTTTTTTCTTGTAGGAACCTTATAGAACCATTATACTTTTTAAATAGTTGCAGGTAGAAGGTTGCTTTGTTCACACTTTCTCCGAAAAAGTTTGGTTCCCACCTACCTGCAACTTTTTTTTATATAGGAAAAAATATGGCTGTTAATGAACAAAATATTTTTGATAATGATTATAGCTTTCTAAATCTACCTGAAGTTGGTTCAGATGTTAGAAGTCCTATTAATACATTTAATTTACCGCCTAATATTGTTGCGGCAATAAATAAAGTTGCCCCCATAAAATTACCAGAAATGGATACCCCCCTTAATTTTGATCCCTTCGATCCAAATGTAAATAACGAAGGACTAATAGGGGCAGAAAATTTTTCAGAATTTTTGAAACAAATGAAAGAAAAAATAAAATTTGATATTGAAAAAGCAATTGTAAATAAAGATCCGATTGCATTGATAGATGCTGAAGAAAAGATGGAAGAGATAGTTAAAGCAGAGGAAGGCGAGCCAGTTGCAGATCCAGTTGCAGATCCAATTATTGATCCAGTTGCTCCTTATATTCCGCAACCAACACCAATTGCACAACCAACTTTAATTTCACAACCAATACAACCGCAACCAGCCCCTAGTTTTATAGATAATGAATTAGAATCTTTATCTAATCCAACTGCAGCTATGTATTCAAGAGATGTAGGTACTGGAGGCTCAATGGGACTTGGCTCACCGATGGCTTTTTATTCAGGTGGCAGTAGTCCTATAACTAGCTCAATGGGTGTTTCAGGTTCAATGTCAGGAGGGAGTGGTGGTTCAGGATTCTCGGCTGGAGTGAAAACTTTGCTAGGGAAAACACTTGGTCTAGGTAGGAAAGCGGCTGATATAGGGATTTTTGGTCCTGGTGCTATGCTTGCTTCAAAATTAGCTGGCTCTGCATATGACAAATATACAAGCAATAAAGGTAGCGATGCAGCACCAACAACAATAACGCCAACAGATTCAGCAGTAGGTTCTAATCTTATAGCAGCAGTATCAGGAGGAGCTTCAGAAGATTTAACAGTAGGTGATTTATTAAATGAATTATCCAGTAGAGGTACAGTTAATCCTGCTAGATCAAGGCTTAGTCGTACTGATGCAAGAGGTGATTCTATGTCATCAGGCACTATGGGCTTTACACAAGGTAATTTTGGTCCTGGAGCTACAAAAGGTGGATTAGGTGGTGGAAAATCAACAAGAGGAAGTTCTGCTGATATGAATGCAGCTATGACGGCTGGAATAGCAAGAGACAAAGGATCAGCAATGAATACACTATACGGTGGTGCTGGTTCTAGCTTTGAGTCAGGGCGTAATGAATATACAGAATCAGGCCAATACGATATAGATCGAGAAGCTAGACAAGCTGCGTTTGATGCTTCAAATGAAAGAGATCGTATTGCTAGAGGAGAGCCTTATAAAAAATTAACTGCAGAAGAAACTCAACAAGCAGTTAGGGATTTGCAATCACGTATAGCTGGACCAGTAATGATTTCTGCTAAAGGCAGAGACAACACCCCACTTAATATGGATAATTTATCAATGACTGATCCAATGAGATATAATGCTATTATGAGTGCTATGGGACAATCAAGCCGCGTTCCAACAAACAATCCTTCACCTTATATGGGTATACCAGGTCAAGGTGGAATTAGAAGTATTACTAGAGGATAAGGTATGGACGAGCAAATAAAAATTTTAAATGATGAGAGACTGAGGTTAGTTGAAGGCGTTAATGCTGGTATTCTTTCATCAGAAAGTGTTAATCAAAGAATGCTTGAAATTAATAAAATAATAGAAGACATGATAAAAAACAAAGACAAAAATCCTTTTGATAAGATGTTTCCTGGACAAAGTTTAACAATGAACAAAGGCGGTGAAGCTAGGTCTTTTCCTGATTTAACAGGCGATGGTAAAGTAACTCAAGCTGATATTCTTAAAGGTAGAGGCGTAAAGATGGCTAATGGGGGAGAAATAGATATGGCTTTAGAAGATGTTTCACGTGGAACAATGGCTATGCCAGCACAAGAAGAAATGCAACCAACACAAGAAGAAATTACTATGGTGCAGCAAGTGATGGAAACTGTGATGCAGATGGTTGCTCAAGGTGCGTCAGAAGAAGAAATTGTAATGGCATTACAACAAATGGGCTTAGACCAAGAAGACATTGCAATGGTAATGCAAATAGTAGCTCAACAAATGCAAGAAGCGCCAGCGCCAGGAGCCGCGATAGACGCTGAATTATCGCAGATGATGTAATGGCAAATGAGTTACCAGAGATAACGCCATTTAATGCGGTGTATCAATCTGAAAAATATTACGATATTGAACCACAACGAGCCACTGAGATAATAAAAAAAGTAGGCGGTGGTATTGCAGATATAATGTTACCTCAAGATGCTACTGATGTAATGATGATGGCAGTACCGCCTGTTATGGTTTACAACAAAGTAAAGAAAATACTTGATAGAGCAAACAAGTTGAGAGCAGAAGCGCAAAGTTTTTTTAAATCAGCTAGAGAATCGGGTAGCAGAATAGAGCGAGAAACAGCAAACTTCAAGAATAATGAAGCAGCTAGGATAGTTAAAGCTGTTCCTGAAGATGAGATAAAAATATATAATGATTATGAAAAAACCCTGACTCCTTCAAAAGAAGAGGCAAATAAGGCTTTAGCTGAAATACGCAAAAATTTAGGTATAGATCCGAAAAAAAAAAATTACAGTAAAGGTGATGAAGTATCAGGCGTAGGTCAACCAAATTTTTTAGCTGACACTTTAAGTAATGTTCCTTCTAGTTCTTATCAGCTTGGTTCTGATGTTGCGCAAGCTGTAACCAACCCAGTACAAACTTTAGATGCTATTGGTAATCTTGGTCTTGGTTTAATTGCTTTAGTTATTCCAGATGCTTATCAAGAAAAAAAATTAGACAAGCCACAAGAAGCAGCACTAGCTGTAGGTCAGTATGTAAAAGACAGGTACGGTAGTCTAGAAGCAGCGAAAGAAACACTAAGGAAAGATCCAGTTGGAGTGTTAGCAGATGTGTCTGGAATATTATTAGGTGGTGGATATCTAGCAACTAAGTCTGGTTTTAAAGCTGGACAGATTGCAACTAAAGCTGGCATAGCAACTGACCCATTAGTCATCGCTGGTAGAGGGGTAAGTGAAGTTGGCAAAGGAATTACCAGAAGGGATGTGTTAAAAGGTGCTGGTGCTGGTCTTGCCAGTCTAGCAGTTCCTATGAGTATAGTTACTGATGTAACTAAGTCCATACCACCAGTTGCGAAAAGCACAGGAATCCTAGCTGGTATAGGTAAGTTTAAAGGTATTATGAATAATCTTGAACCTTATTTACTTGGTTCTAAACGCAGAGATCAAATGAATCCAGGGAAGTATGGTAGCAACAAAAGGGCAGAAGCTATTGATAAATTTTATCCAGAAATAGGATATAGCGATTCTATAAGCAATTACGATTTGAAAACAATAAATACAAAACAAATGTCTAAGTTTCAAAAAACTCATAATTTAGAATCAAAAGATTTTTCGGCAATTGATGATTTTAAGATGTTTGACCCAATAATGAAAAAAACATCTAGTGCATCAGAAAATACATTAAATAGTCTTAATGATGCAGGAGATATTTTTAAAAAATTAGATGATGCACCTGATAAAACAGTTACTGTAAAAAAAATAAATCGTACGCCAACTAAAGAAGAGTTACTTGTTCACCCAGATTGGGGTAGGAGAGAATCTAAACTAACAACTGGAACTGTTGATGGTGTACCTATAATGAAAAATCAAGTTTTCCAAGAAATTGGTGATAGAATGATAAATATGGGTCTAACTTTCTATATGCCCAATAAAGCTGGCTTAGAAAAATTAGCTAAAGCCAAACCAAATTTAGCTAAAGGTGGTTCAGTAGATAAAGCCTTATACACTGACCAAAAATATATCTAAATGAATCTAGCCAGTCTAACCGAATCAGAGCTTAAAGAAGCTTTGATGCTCAAAGAAAAACTAGACAACTACCAACTCCAAGAACAATGCCAAAGTAGTTTCTTTAACTATGTCAATCATATCTGGCCTGAGTTTATCTGCGGTAGACACCATAAGATTTTTGCCGAGAAGCTTCAATTGGTCGCAGAAGGCAAATTAAAACGGTTGATTGTTAATATGCCACCTCGACATACTAAGAGTGAGTTTGCCTCTACGTTTTTCCCCTCCTACATTATGGGACTTAAACCCAAGATGAAGATTATGCAAACCACGCATACAGGGGAACTAGCCGTTAGGTTCGGACGTAAAGTCAGAAACTTGATGGATCAAGAAGAATACAAAAAAATATTTCCGCAAGTTAAATTACAATCCGATAACAAATCAGCAGGTCGTTGGGAAACCAATAAAGGCGGTGAGTATTTTGCTGCGGGTGTAGGCGGTGCAGTAACAGGTCGTGGTGCGGATTTATTGATTATTGATGACCCGCATTCTGAGCAAGATGCTCTTAGTCCAACCGCTTTAGAGTCTGCTTATGAATGGTATACCTCTGGTCCTCGTCAACGGTTACAACCAAACGGGTCAATTGTTTTGGTAATGACGCGATGGAGTGCCATTGATTTAACGGCAAAACTACTAGATTCACAAAAGGAACCTTTAGCCGATCAATGGGAAGTAATTGAATTCCCTGCTATATTTCCTGATACCAATAAACCATTATGGCCTGAGTATTGGCCTGAAGATGAATTGCTTAAAGTTAAAGCTTCGTTGCCTGGTATGAAATGGAATGCTCAGTGGATGCAAAATCCTACGGCAGAAGAAGGCGCAATTATAAAACGAGAATGGTGGGAGCGTTGGGAAAACGAATCCTTGCCAAATGTAGATTACATTATGCAATCTTACGATACGGCTTTCTCTAGAAAAGAAACCGCTGATTTCTCAGCTATATCAACGTGGGGTGTATTTAGGAATGAAGCAACTGCATCAGATTGTATTATTCTTTTGGATTGTCAAAAAGGACGCTGGGATTTTCCAGAACTTAAAGAGATAGCCATGCGTGAGTACAACTATTGGGAGACTGACATGGTATTAATTGAAGCAAAAGCATCAGGGACACCGCTAACGCAAGAGCTTAGAAGAATGGGTATTCCTGTAGTAAATTACTCGCCCACTAGAGGGCATGACAAAACCACACGGATGCATTCAGTTGCACCTGTATTTGAATCAGGAATGGTTTTTGCACCCAAAAGAATGTTTGCAGAAGAGATGATTGAAGAGTGTGCGTCTTTTCCTTTTGGAAAAAACGATGATTTGTGTGATACTATGACGCAAGCAATCATGCGTTTTCGTGAAGGTGGATTTTTAAGTTTATCTTCTGACTATGAAGATGAAGACAGAAGCGTAAGACAAAGGATTTATTACTAATGGCAATTGAGAGAATGACATCAGACCCAGTAGATATGACAACAAGTCAATCAACTGATGACCAACTAGATAACGAAATTATTGAAGTTCTAGAAGATTTTCAAGAATCTGACGTAACCATGCAAGAAGACGGCTCTGCTTTATTAGGTCCAGAACCCGATGAGCAAGTCACCACAACTTTTAATGAAAATTTAGCTGATGTAGTTTCTGATTCCGAGTTAGCTAAAATATACATTGATTTAACCAGTGCTATTGATAGCGATAGGTCTTCTAGAGAAGATTGGGAAAAAACGTATACGGATGGCTTAAAATACTTAGGCATGAAGTTTGATGAAACTCGATCCGAGCCATTTGAAGGCGCTAGTGGCGTAACTCATCCGTTATTGGGTGAAGCCGTTACGCAGTTCCAAGCGCAAGCGTACAAAGAATTATTACCCGCAGGCGGTCCTGTTAAAACTCAAGTCGTAGGCGCTTATGATTCTGCTGTTGAAGAACAAGCCCAACGTGTACGTGAGTTTATGAACTATGAAATTTTGCATGTCATGGAAGAGTATGACGAAGACTTAGATCAGATGTTGTTCTATTTACCATTAGCAGGTTCTGCGTTTAAGAAAGTGTATTACGATGAGAATCTACAGCGTCCTGTTTCTAAGTTTGTTGCACCTGAAGATTTGATTGTTCCTTATTACACTACTGATCTAGAATCTTGTCCACGCATCACGCATGTTATTAAGATGCCAGAGAATGATATACGCAAGTTACAAGCAATTGGATTCTATAAGAAATTTGATATGCAGCCCGATGATGATGCTAATGATTATTCATCTTTAAACACAGAAAAAGAGAAACTAGAGGGCATGGAGCCCTCTTATGATACAGGCGAAGTCTGTATGCTTTACGAAATTCATTGTAATTTAGACCTTGAAGGGTTTGAAGATGTAGATGAAAACGGTGAAGAGTCAGGCGTTAAGTTGCCTTATATTGTAACTATTGACTCTAATACAGAAAATGTATTGTCAATCAGACGCAATTTCTTAGAAGAAGACCCAATGCGTAATAAGATTGAATATTTTGTGCATTTCAAGTTCTTACCAGGATTAGGCTTCTACGGATTTGGCTTATCTCACATGATTGGTGGCTTATCTAAAGCTTCTACGTCTATATTACGTCAGTTAATTGATGCGGGAACGCTTGCTAATCTGCCTGCTGGCTTTAAAACCAGAGGCATACGGATTAGAAATGAAGATGAACCGATACAACCTGGTGAGTTTAGAGATGTAGATGCACCCGCAGGATCACTTCGTGATGCAATTCAACCATTACCGTTCAAAGAACCTAGTGCCACACTATTAAATCTATTAGGATTATTGGTTTCATCAGGCCAACGCTTTGCTTCTATCGCAGAGATAGCGGTAGGCGAAGGTAACTCTCAAGCACCTGTAGGCACAACGCTTGCTTTGATGGAAAAATCCACTAAAGTATTGAGTGCCATACATAAACGTCTGCATAACGCTCAAAAGAAAGAGTTTTCTTTACTGGCTAAGATATTTTCAGACAGTTTGCCACCTACCTATCCTTATCAAGTGTCAGGCGGTCAGAATGAAATCAAACAATCTGATTTTGATGGCAAAGTAGATATATTCCCTGTTAGTAATCCAGATATATTTTCTACTAGCCAACGTATTGTAATGGCTCAAGAAATGATGCAGTTAGTGCAATCTAATCCTGATATACACGGTCCAGGCGGTGTGTATGAAGCGTATCGTAGAATGTATTCTTCGTTAGGTGTAGATAATATTGATAGTTTATTATTACCACCACCTCCGAGTGAACCATCACCTATTGAAGCTGGTATGGAAAACAGTACCTTATTGATGGGCGGTCAAGCAGAGGCATTCCCACAACAAAATCACGATGCCCATATTGCTTCTCATGCTAGTTTATTAAGTTTGCAACCTGTACAAGTTAATCCTCAAGTGCAAGCCAACATAATCTCTCATATTATGCAGCATTTACAATTAAAAGCTGATGCCATTGCTCAACAGCAAATGCCACCAGAAGCGATGCAACA